GTTATCAAGTGACGCTGCCGCACTTGCTCCGATAAGAACCTCGTATGAAGCTCCTGTTAGTGCAGTCTTAAAGGTGTAGATAACATCTCCTAGAGTTACTGTCTCACCATCTTGGAAGACACCAGATGATGTAAGGACTCCTGTTGCCTTTGCACCTGCTGTTGTTGTTCCCGTTGTTCCGTCATTGAACCGAATGGTTCCTGCTGATGTACTGTTTACATACATCCCCGCTAACTTTCCCTTACCTGTTTTTACAGAGGCAGATGCAGTTAGGTTTTTATAATTGTTACTCATATTATTCTGCTTCGTTCATTACATTACTCTTAATTGGTTCCTTCTTGCTCGCTACGTTCTTCAACTCATTGAATCCACCCTCTAGGGCGTTCACTCCTTCCCACACACCTCTGATGTGTTGACCGAGTATTTCATCTGTCATTGGGTTCTCAGTAGTGTGTTGAGCTAGTGCAAATGCTCTGTTGTGTAGTGGGTTATGCTTCACCCCTTTCTCTATCACTCCTTGTGAGTAGATGTGCTGTAGGATGACCTTCTTTACTGCGTCACTTAGCTTCTCGTCAGCTACGAAAGTTTCAATCTTTAGCTTCTCTGCTTCTGTTAGATAATCGTGCATATTATTGTGTTAGTTGTGGTACAGGAGGCTGTGGTTGAGCTGGCTGTTGAGGTTTGGTTTTTGCCTCTGCCTCTGCTACTGCTGACTCTTCTGGTGTTATGACCTGGGTGAAGTCGATAGCACTCATTCCTGAGTCTTCAAGTAACTCGTTGAACGCTTTACCAATTCCAGGGATTTGTTGGAACGCTTGCGGGTTCGCCATAATCTCTCTGATGATATTGGTAATCTTATCTGCGTTCCTTGCCATATCCTTCTGCTTGCCTTTGATATTGATAAGTACGTCTACTGGTAAGTTGTCTAACTCGCCCTTTAACACTTTCATGAACTTACGTGAACCACCCTTCATGAACTCTTCCTTTTTGATTCGGATTAGCTCATCACGTATTTCTGGTGTAGGCATCTTGTTGTCCAAGATTAAGTCCATAATAGCACGCTCGGCATGGTTGTTTGCTACCTTCTCTGAGATTTCTAGCATCTCATCCATAGTAAGCTCTTCTGAGAACTCTTTACCACTGTTCATTTCCTTAACTAGGTACTGGAGGATAAGGTCACGGTAGAGAACGTCAGCAAAGAATGTAGCAATCTTACCCTGTCGGTATTCGTGGATTCCTTGTCCTTCTTGAACGATAAGGTTCTGTAGAGCGAATGGTGTACCTGATGTTGGGTTCTGTCCTAGTGAGCCTTCTGAGGCTGAACCAAGTAGTCTTGCGTTCTCTTCTTGCTTCTGTTGCTCTGCTGTAAGTGCTGGTAGGTTCTGTAGAGTTCCATCCAGTCGGTAGGTGCTTGCTCCCTTCTCTTGGTGTAGGAGTTGGTTGTTCTTCAAGTCTGTTAGCTTCTGGTTACGTAGCTCTTCACTGTCAGTGACCATTACGTTGATAGCAGAGTCTAGTAGTGCCTTAATCTTAATACCTGAGTAGTTTGCCCATGTCTGTGGTTCAAATAGTCGCTCAACAATAGACCGTCCACACGCTCGTCCTTTAGAACGTACTGCGTCAATCTTTAGGAACTTAAAGTTAGCTGATAGCTCTTTGTCTTTTCCTTTGAACAGAGTGATACCTTGCTGGTTTCCTTTGTCATCTGTGTAGTATGCAACGATGTGCATTTGTGGGACATACTTCTTAGGGTCACCATCTTCCTTTAGCCATGACTCAGGTAGATTACCCCGTAGTTCAAAGCACTCGATGTTCTTGCTTGGTGTCTTTGCTGGTGCATCGTTCGCCATTGGTACCTTCCTGTCTTCTGTAGATGCTGCGATAGCCATGTCGATAGCCTTGTCATCCCACTTGCCTCTGAACTCTGATAGCTCTGCTACTGAGTAGTCGTGTTGGAAACACAGTGGGCCTGAGCGTATGTCTACTTGGTTACAGAAAGCAATAGATTTAAGGTCAATCACTTCTGGTCGGACGTTGTTGATGTTCTTCACAATAACTAGGTCGTAGATAATAGATGTCTCTACCACTTCATCAATGAATGTATCTAGCTCATTGTCTCTTGCCCACTTCGGGTGAAACTTCTTTACCAAGAAACTCTTGTAGTAGTCGTCTGCTGAGTTTACATAGGGGATGATGTCTTTAACGTCAAAGCCCTCACTACGAAAAGCAACATCAATCACTGGTGTAACGATGTCATTATATGGTCGTAGCCCGTCATTCTTACCTTTGTTGAACCAAGCATTAGCCACGTTGGTACAACGCTCAATATGTTCATACATATTCCAGTCCTTTGAGTTCGTTATTGGAACTCTGGCTGTGCGGTAGTTGGTCTTCTCTGCTGTGATGTATGCAAAGACATCTTTGTATTCGGTCATATTGATTAGTTAAGAAGTAAGTTGTTAATGAAGATTTCTCTGGTCATGTCATCTAGGAATACTCGCTTTGCATCCCTCAGTGAGAGTCTACGTTCGGACTCTTCCTTTCCTTTCTTTGCTGTTAAGTAAACCTCTGTATGTAAAACAGGTGGACGTAGCTTTAGTATAGCCTCCTCCATTGATGTAGCTTTAGTATTAAACTCTTCTCCATTGAACGTCATCTTTAACGAATACTTGGGTACAGCCTTAACCTTAGTTGTTGACATATTACTCATAATTATACCATTAAATAGCTGGGTTGCTTTCCTCTTCTTCTTCCCTAAGCTCGGTATGGAAGTTTACTGGGACATCTTTCAGCTCGAAGAACATTCTCATCATCAGCACATCAGCAAAGTCTGGTGAGCGTCCTAGCATTTCTTTAATCTCACTCTTTGGAATAATAGACATCTTAGTATCAACACTGTTGTCTGTTGCCTTGATAGCGTCCAGCTCTTCTACAATGTCGGACAGAGCTTTCTCCACATTGTAGCCCTCTATGTTGGTGACGAACTTTGTTATCTTAATAGACATCTGACGGTTGTTCACCATCTCTCCTAGCTTGAAGTAACACTGACTACGAAAGTTACGGTAGTTGGCTGGTGTTAGTCTGTTCTTAACGAAGTCCCAAATAGGTAGTGGTGTGGCGTTCCCTGTGAAACCTTTGATACCTCTCATTGCGTCTACTACTCCACCACCAATGCCATCCTCATCAGCTATTACATTCATGTAGCCTATCTCCTGTTCTATTATCACCTCCTTCATTTTCTTAACAGTCTCATCAATACCTTGGTAGGTGTAGACGTATAGGCCATATAGTTCTAGCCCCTCAAACAATCCAAACACAATCTTATCACCTCCGAACCTAGCAATGTCGGCCACTAACATCTTGTGCTTCTTGTTGTCTATCAGTGTGTTGTGTGTCAGGTCTAGGATAGACTCATAGAACATTATCTTCTGTGGGTCGTCATCAAAATCAAAGTTCCCCTTGAGTAGTCTCTCTCTTGTTATCTTATCTGAACGCTCCAGGTTGGTTATGTATGCTTCTGGTAGGTGTGGGTTGTCTCCTGGTAAAGCCCTGATGAATGTTCTGTATTCAGGTAGTGTTCCCTCTTTCCAGGGTTTGTAGTAGTCACGATGAACGTGTCCCTTGTTTGGGTTGAAAGTTTCAAGCCAGAAGGGTTTGATGGTTACTCCGTTGATTTCATTCTTACGACCTACTCTAGTCTTTAGAATAGACTTAGCCTTCTCTGGTGTCTCATTACTCTCATCAATCCAGGCCCATGTGATTTCAAGTGAACCGAAGCGGGTATACTCTGGGTCTTGTGGTGAGTATGCTGTATCTAAAAAGTATATCTGTGAGCCATTAGGGAAGTGGAACACTGACTGTTGAGCGTCATACCTATAGTCTGTTTCTGCATAACCTAGTTCCTTTAGGATTTCAAATAGTGAGGCCATTGTAGTTAGCCGTAGTGTCTTCAATTCCTTACGACCAATAGCTCCTCTTGAACCAGGGTACATCTCAGCAATAGCTATGGCTAAGTAACAGCCAACTCTAGTCTTACCACCACCTGCTGCACCACCATAACCAGCCTCGGTAATATCTTTAGACTCCCAAGCGTTCCATAGGTCTGTTTGCTTAGGTAGTAGGTTGATTGTCGCTGTCGCCATTTTTTATGATTTGGATTAGCTTGAGTGGGTCTAGTGATTCATCTCCTGCTATCTTCAAAGTGGCCTTACCGAAAAGCTGTTCCCAACAGAACTTAATCATTTCTTTATCTTGGTCTACTAGTGCCTTCTGTTTAGCAGCAGCAATTAGTTGGTCACGTTCATCACCATTAAAGAAGTCAGTAACCCGAAGTTTATTAGATGTTCCCTTCGGTCTTCCGTTAGGATTGTTGGTTTTGTTTTTTACAAGTCCTGCCATATTTTATATTATACGTCAATTCAGAGGTTCTGTCTCTAGTATGAATTGTTTTGGTATACATAGCCACGCTCCATACTGCTCTTTCTTCTTATCGTAGGACATGGTGATTGTTATAAACTCTTTTGTTTCCTTTGCTATGTAGCCTACTGAGTAGTGAACCACTGGTACTTCTTTTCTAATCTCTTTTATGTCAGTCCAACCATCAGCTCCAATGGCATCTATCCATTTTACTTTGATTAGTTTCATAAGCCCTCCAAGGTAGTCGAAACCTTGTGACCCGTTGTGTATCTCTAAAGGTTGTAGTGCGTAGAAAGTATGGATTGAGATACCGAGTGCTGAGTCCAATTCGAGGGCGGCTAGGTAGGAGTCGCATCCTACCTTTCTTTATTCTAGCACGGAATTACAATCATTACAGTATACTTTTCCACTGTCGTAGACTTGTACTTCGTCTTGGATTTCTTTGTCGCAG